TGTTGTGCAAATCAATTGGTTTGGTAGGTATTTTATATTTGAGTGCGAAATTCTACAGGAAATTCTTTAGTATGCATGAGCATGGCTCCTTAGAGCCAAAATCAGTTAATGATGTTATGCAGCGTGATAGTGAAGAATCGCCCTGGACGAAGGTTGTTGCTCGAACTCTACCAACCACTGGTAAAATGTGGTCTACTAGCACGAAAGATATGTTACATTTAGTTAGTAAGAATTTGGTTTATGGCACAGTTGTCGTGGGTGATAAAACCATGATGGTTAATGCGCTCTTTATTAAATCAAATTTGGTAGTAATTCCTTCGCATTATTTTAGTGGTGATAAGGTGTTAGATGTTACCTTTCGTAAAAGCAATCCAACTTGTTCGGGTGGTAAATTTGCTACTCGTATAAGTAGAGAGGCTAGTTATCATATCCCAAATACCGATTTAGTTGTTTGTTACTCAACCACAGGTGGATCGTTTAAGGATTTAACGCCATATTTACCTATGGGACCATTGCGTGCTTGTCAATTCACAATGTTGTGGCGTGCAAAGGATGGTGAGTTATCTGAATATGAAGGTGTTTCAATTCCTAAGCGAACTAGTAATGGTATCGCTACATTTGATGGGGGTGAATATGCTAATTTATCTACTTTAACTTTTCGTGGTATGTGTGGAGCTACGTTGATATCTCATGGTAGAATTACTACCATTATGGGATTTCATCTCGGTGGAAAATCCGGAACACGCAAAGGTTGTTACGGAACACTTACTAGAGAGGATTTTGAATTAGCAGAAGCACATTTGAGAGATGTTGAAGGAGTATTATTAACAGGATCAGCTGAAAAATTTGAAGTGCAAGTTTTAGAAAAACAAGTTATAGATGATGGTCCTATTCATCCTAAATCACCTCTCAATTATATGCCCCATGATTCTCAGGTCGAGTATTATGGACAATGTCCCGGGCGAGCTTTGAGTTTTTCATCAGTTCGTGTAACGCCTATTAGCCATATTGTTACTGATATTTGTGGAGTACCCAATATTTGGGGACCCCCAAAAATGAAACCTGATTGGTTTGGTTGGCAAACATGTTTGGCTAATCTTGCAGTACCTGCTTTACCATATGCACATGATTTATTATCTATTTGTGTTAAGGATTATAAAAGTGCTTTACTTGATATCTTCAATAAACCGTTGTGGCGTGATAGTAAACCTTTAACGTATTATCAAAATACATGTGGTATACCAGGGAAGAAATTTATGGATGGTATTAAATTGAATACATCCATAGGTTTTCCATTAACAGGTTCCAAGAGAAATTATATAATTCAAGAAGAACCTGATGATGTTTGGCAAGAGAAATGGCGTTTCACAGATGATATAAACGTTGAAATTGATAGATGCGAGGAGTGTTATCGTAGAGGTGAACGAGCATATACTATAGCCAAAGCCTGTAAGAAGGATGAAGTACTTAGTAAAGATAAATGCCGTATCTTTTATGGTAATCCTATCGCTTTAACATTTTTAATTAGAAAGTATTATTTACCTATTATTCGAGTGTTACAAATGAATCCTTTGGTATCGGAATGTGCTGTTGGTATAAATTGTCATGGACCAGAGTGGGAGGAATTACATCAGTTCGTATTTAAACATGGTGAGAATCGCCTTATAGGTGGTGATTACGGTAAATATGATCAGAAGATACCCTCTCAGTTAATATTGGCATCTTTACGCATAATGATTGATTTTGCAAAGCAATGTAATTATTGTGATGATGATATTAATATTATGGAAGCTATGGCTGGTGATATAGTTTACGCTATTATTGCATTTAATGGAGATTTGATAGGGTTAACAGAAGGCACTCACATATCAGGTAATTCTTTAACAGTTGTGATAAATGGTATTTGTGGTTCATTGAATCAACGTGCTTATTTTTACACGTTATTTAAACCTGAATCATACATGACACGTAAACCATTTAGAGACTATGTTAATTTAATAACATATGGTGATGATAATATTGGATCAGTTCATCCTGATATTGAAGAGTTCGGAATCAAGGGGTTGTCTGAATTCTTGAAAGAATATGGTCAAATATATACCATGCCTGATAAAGAGAGTGAATTGGTGAGATTTTTAGATCCATTGGATTTTGAATTTCTCAAGCGTAAGTCAGTCTTTTGCCCAAAGCGGAAATGTCATATAGGAGCATTGATTGAGAAATCTATTTTCAAATCATTACATTGCTT